GTTGGGAACTCTGACTCGTGCGCCATTTGGAGGAAGTTGTCCTACTGTCCCGCCTACACCGTTAAAAGTTATCAGGCCATTTGCCGTTACATCAAAAACCTTTGAACGAGTCGAGGTGTCAAACCAGGTAGTTGTAAAGTGTGCTCTGTTACCTACTGCGCACCACCATTCATAAACGCCAGTACCTGCGCCGGTTTCTACTTGAATTGCTGGGATAGCATCATTGACGTAATACTGCATGGTCTGACCAGCGGTGCCATTGCAAGTACCTAATTGAAACCAATCGCCCAAAAACTGAGTTACTGAGCTTCTGTGGGTAATAGCAAAGTTTTGAATTTTTGGACCCGAAAAAGTTATCCACCCTCGTTGTCCACCCGTTGCGCTATTGACTGTAGCGGTTGCACCGTTGGCAAAAGTTAAAACGTCATTGTCTGCGATGTTTGCTACTTTCCTGCGGAGTTTGACATAGCCGGTAGTGGGCATTGTAAAGCCAGCTACCATTGGGACTGCTACGCCAATGTCGCTCCAAATACCAAGAAACTCTCCGACTGGAGTGCCGCCGACTGTTACAGTGTTAGTTCCAAAGGTAGGAAGCGCTGGGATATTACCGCTTGAAGCGTCAAACGGAATCCACCAAACCTCACGAGCATCCACTGTGAGATTCCCATTGATGCTTACAGTTGTACCCCAAACCCTACTACATTGAGCATGATAGTTATCTGAGTTTACCGTTACAGTAACTCCACGATTGATGGTTACATCTTCGTTGCCGAAAGAGGAGGTGAAAGTGACCTGGTCAATGTTGGCTGTCGAAGTAATCGTTGGCATCGTTTACTCTATAACGGAATCACTATAATACTGTTGCCCCAGGATGCGAGCGTTACGCCTGTGTTGTTCTGGACGTAAAAACTGCTGACAAAGCTGCTGGGAATGTTATCAAAAACTAAGCGTTTTTCGCCAGTTGTAGTTGGTACACTTAATTCATAACCAACAGTGTCATTAGTTAGTACGATAGTCGGCGTCCCAGTTGGCGTAATCTCACCTAGTAACATTACTATCCGAACAAAGTCAGAATCGCCCACGTTAGCAACAACTAACTCGTCTGATAATTGAGTGTTCACCAAATCATTTAACGAACTAGCATCAATTACAAACGCTTCAAATCCCGTTAGAGCTTCAATAAGGTCTAATGTTGAGTTAATGCGAGAAGTAATTGCCGAGCCTAAATTAGACACCGCAAGCAGACTGGACTTTGTTCCGTTGGCTAATAAAGCTAAGTTGCCTGTGGTAATGACATAATCAGCGTCGCCTCCCGACGAGCCATCTGGTGCTGGATCTGGTTCAGGTTGTTCACCTGGAAATGGAGCACCTGGCATAACTAATCCTCATTTTCATCTTCGTCATCTTGTATTGATAACGTAGTGTTTCCCATGTCGTCTGTGCCGATCATACCTTTACGTCGTCCAGCTTTAGGTATGATGTTTTGTATAACTATCGGCTTTTGTTCTTGCTTAGGCTGTTCGATGGAACGATTTTGTATTGTTTCCATGCTCATCCTAACTCGTTCAAGCTGCTGTTCTGACGCCAGTCGGCGCTCCTCCATAAGCTTTTCTGACTCAGCCAAACGAACTCGCATTTGCTCAAGCTCAAGTTTTTGAATCTCAAGAATTTGAGACATGCGGTTGGTTTCTTGCTGAATTGCTTGCTTATTGGCGTCGGATTGAGCCATCGCTTGAACTTTAAGCATATCAACTTGTACGCTTGATTGCTTCACTTGAATCTCTTGTTGAGCAAGTGCCAATTCTTGCTGCTTGAAATACTCTTCCGTCTGTTGTTTTTGTATATCAAGTTGGGCGGAAAGTTGGTCACGTTGCATCTTTAGTTGCTGCTCTTGATAAGCGAGCTGATTCTTAGTGGCTTTGTCCTGCATTTCCATTTGCATGACCTGAATCTTAGCTTGCGATTCAACCTGAGCTATTTGGAGACGCCCCTGTACCTCAAGCGTTGTAGGGTCCGGCGGCGGCGGCTGTTTAGCAGCTTCTTCCTTAGCTTTCGCAATTTCTCCAACTTGCTGCATAGCCTTTGTGAAAATACCATCGAGTTCCTTGCCTCCTTTCATGCGTTTAATCATGTTTTGGAATAGGGAGATACTGAAGTCCAAAAGCGGTGGGTACTGGTCCACCAAGCCTCTCATCTGGTCAAAGAACTGACCTGCCTGTTCGATAAGCATGGCACCGTCTTGCTGCTGTTGCTGCTGGTCGATGGCAATCATGCTGTCAGTAGCAATCTGGATGCGGTAGCTACGCTTCTTGTTGTCACGAAGCAATCCGATGATCTGCTGCTTCATTTCATCAATCTTTTGCAGCGGATCTGGAGCAGGAGGTGGTGCCATTGGCGGCATCATACCTGTATCACCTGGTGGCATACCCTCTTGCCCCATCTCTGGAATTGGAGGGGCTGGTGGAATGTAGATCGTCGGCTCAATAAGAGCGTCAGCATCACCGATCTCAAGAATTGTTTCTGGCTCAAACTGTTCCGCAACAATCGTGCCAAGGTTGCTTATGGCATCTGATATAAACTTGCTGAACATATTCTGACGTACAACCAAACCGAGGGATGACCATTGATTCTCCAGTCGATTAGCGGTTGCTGACTTATATTGTTCGCTTGTACCACGAAGCAAATCAGAAACTTTTAGCGTTTCGTAAAGCTGTTGAAGTGCTGCGCTACGAGCGCCTTGAAGCACGTTAAGAGCGTTTACAAATGGCTCGACTGGATAGAACTCTACTCCTGCTTGCAAGCCACCACGGCCCTTATAGGACGGCCAGTTAATGATTGGAGTACCCTTCAGGTCGCCAGCAAATAACTGCTCAACGGTTGGTCCCATTGCAGCATCGTACAGGAAGTTAGTACGGATAGCCTGGGTTACGGCATGGATACGAGTGGTAAGCCGCTCAACCTCAAGAATCTGGTCACGAACATGAGCATAGTCAGAAACAGGAACTACTGAGTCTGGGTCTGCTGACTGACGAATAACTGAGCAAGGATAGAACTTCTCAAACTTAGTAGGTGGTTCAGACGATTCAATAATAGCCTTTTCGCCTGTCTTTTGAAGCCAATACACCTTGTTAGTAGCTTCGCACCAAATCTCGTGTAGTTCTGCTTTACCCTCAAACTTATCCTCTTTACGAGCCAAGTCTTTCTTCATGACCTCTGGAAACGAGTCATAAACGAGGTCATTAGCTACATCACGGCCAAAGAGTTGTTCTGCCTGACTGCGGTCGAGGAAAGCACGACGAGACTGCCATTCGATTTCATCTTCGCTTCGGGCATCGGAGCAGTTGTAATCGTTGTATTGGATAACGTCGAGCAACGCTCTTTCACGAACCTTACGCTCAACCTCCATTGAAGCCATAAGAATGTTGCCTTCGCCTTCCTCAAGGATGTCGGTATCGCCTGTGTATGGTCGACCGCTACCGTCAATAATCTGGCCTGACGGGTCTTTGATTACCGCCATTTCCTCCATAACGGTTTCAAACTTGGCAACGTATCTCGCCCACAGAACGCTCTGACCAGTAAGCAAAAACTGTAATGCTGCGTTATAACCAATTTTATCGAAGTCAAAATGCGTATCCATGACGAACTGTGTATTTCGTTCAAGGATTACGCTACCAAGCTCATAAGGTAAGCCGCCGGTACGCTTACGAAGGTTTACTTCTGCTTTGGGAGTAGAAGAATAATAAGCAGGAAGCAAAGTATTGATACAATACCACCAAACATTAAGTCGTCGCTCAGCATCATTCAGGATTCCTACCTGTTTTTGAGCGTTATAAACCCGAATTGATTCTTCGGCGGTTTCTATAAATTTACGGCGACGTTCTTCAGATTGAGTGATTTGAGCCTTCCACCAGCGAGGACTGTACTTTTGGATGAGAGGCTTAATCTTAACACTCATATCTTAGCTCGTTTCTGTTGTGACCGCATTTGGGCAATATACGCCTGTAACTTAATTTTACCCTTGTTAAAGACTTCCGCTGGTTGTTCCCACTTAGCGTCTACCAGGCGTCCTTTGCAGAGGTACCGTAAAGCATCGCAAGCATGATCATTACCAGTAGAATCCGCATCTTCAGGGTTGCGTTTGTCTATTGACAGTGATGGTAGTGTTTCCAGCAAATATGGGCAACTGGCAAATATATAGAGGAGCGGAGGGTTAGACACCAACCGTTGCCGTATCTGCGACCAGCCAGATATGCGGTCATTGTCGGCAGCTCGAAACGATGGAAACTTATACTTGGCGAACACCTGGGTGAACTGGTCAGCGATGCTCGGACCGCCTTCGTGGTTAAATATACTGGGGTCGGCAAAAGCTAATGGATTTTCTCCGACGGATATTGATCCAATTCGATTAGCCTGATCAATGTTATCAACTCCTTTTCCCCACATCTCACGGTATATGACGATGGCTCCTTTTTGGTACGGAACCTCGTTTCCAGCGTCATCACGACCAGAACTAACAGCACCCCAGACAGCAGCAAAAGGAGAGCGGTAACCCCAATCGTACCCCATGTATCGGGGCCAGTGTTTAGGGATATTGAAAGGACTAATGATATGTTTAGAAGAAAACTCAGGAAAATAGCTGCCTTCATGGATTTCAAAGTCTCCCTCAAGCCATGCTCTGACAAGCTCCGGCGAGCCTACCATGTGCAATCGGTTGATATACTCAGGGTCACGAGCGAGCAGAATCTGGTTATCATGTACCCTACTTGGAATATAAATGTAGTCAAAGCTACTTCCGTTGGGTAACTGTTTTTGTAGGATTTTCATCCCTTTTGGTGCTGGCTTGATAAACAACTCTTTTAGCCAACTATGACCTACACCGCCTGGGTTAAAGGTAAGTATGACCTGGCCACCGCCCTTACCTCGCAACGCTCCGAACAGCTTCCATATACAGCTTGGATCTGAATAGTTACCTGCCTCTTCTATTGCCGCATGGCTGAGATTTTGGCCTTGATACTTTTCAGCGTCACCGTCGTTAGCCAACGGACGAAACCGCAACCGGCCACCATTAGGGAACGTAAACTGCTTTTTCTGGTCCTGCCAGTGAGCTTGTAATGGTAGGTAAATTTGCTTTGCTCGCTCGATAAGGTCATCCGCTTGAGGGAGTTCTTTTCGAAAAAATATCGCATTGAAGTCACTGCCAAACTGCTCCTGAGCTATGGCAAACTTGCCTAATACGCCGTCAGTCTTACCTCCACCACGAGCCCCGCCGTAGCCAATAAGGGTTATAGGACAGTGGATTAGAGCCTCTTGTGGCCCCCTTTGAGGTTGCCATACCACCGTAACATTATGATCTAACTCACTATTTTCCACTTTTTGCCCGTTACAATGTTATGTATATGCTTGCCGTCTACGCCATATTTTGCGCCTAAACTACGGGTCGTATGACCACCTTCAGCATAAAGTTTGCGAATTTCTATAACTTGCTCAGGTTTTAATTTTGCATCTCTGTGTTTAGAACCATGCCAAGTACGACCCTTTAATGCCATGTCTTGCATATTGTCTTGATGAGTTCCCAAAAACAGATGATCTGGATTTACGCATTGCGGATTGTCGCAACGATGTAAAACGTGCTTGTCGCCAATAGGCCCTACTAACAATTGATAAATTAAACGATGAGTTTTGTACTGTCGGCAGTTATTGCGATTACCTTTTTCTCGCACCTTAAAACAACCATATCCGTTCTTTCTTCCCAGCGTGCCAATCCAATAATGGCAATCGCTAAAAGGTATCTGCACAATATACCGATTTAGCCGATCTAATATGTGCTCTAATGAATATCCCAAAATCATGTGGTCCACCATAGCACCCCCACATAGACTTGTCAGCATCCATTCTTTAGCTCGTTACATTCAGCCCAAAACTGTTCCCAACTAAGCTCGTATAGCTCCTTAACAAACTCCTTTTCGCACTCAATACAGAGGTTTGTGGCAATGTCCCACAGTGAGCCACATTCAGGACACTTCCAGTGACCGCTAGTTTCCGAATCTTTTAACATCGAAGCCACCTACCATTACGGCATTATCGCCATAAATACGCTCAACCTCGCATTGAGGATTTTGGCAATAGAAGTAAAAGTCATCACCATCTTGAGTCGATACCGTGCTTACGTGCTTACAATACGGACAACGGCGGGTGTTCTCTGGCTCTTTTAAACTGTGTTCAATACCCATAAAAAAATTGCGACTGTCAGACCTCTGACGCTGTTAATCTTTGAGTAGTCCGTAAATGTTCACCGAAGCAGGAAACAGCAAAAACGCTTACCATTAAACAACCAGTCGCACTCACAAGATACCATCCTTTGGTGCGGCAGGTAGCGGCATCCAGTGGGTGACTTGCTCTTTATTGTAATGTTTCCATCCACTGCACTCACTAGGATCTCCTGATGCAGTTTCAATAAAAACATATTCGCTTGTCCCGCATTTTATCCATGCTAATACATTAGTGTTTCGATCTGGCAATCTAGTCCTTACTGAAATCCAGTTATTAAGAGTTGCTGAACTACTCACATCCACCATTTTGCTGGCGTCAACAATATGGTCAGTAGCCAGTATCCCCGTATCGCTTAGCTTAGTTTGCAGCCTGTCTATCTCAGCCTCTGCCTCTTCCAGTGCAGCGTGTGCGTGTTCCTGTGCGGCTTTATAGCCAGCGAGGAAGGCATTCGATAGCGGCTCTCTGTAAAATAGATTGTTAGTTGTTATAACAGCATATTCCTCTGCCAACTCTTCAGGTGTTTTAGTCATAACCACCCCCGAATAATCATGCCAAACAAGAATGAAACAACTGGAAACAAAAACGTTCCAAAAGAATAGCGTGGATTAGACATTGCAGCCATTTCTGAACATTGAGTAATTTCTTGCGTGGTGAGCAATCGACCGTGGTTGTATCCGGCTATGAAGCAATTTTGTAAATTTCTGAGAGTGTTGATGTTCCCATGCGGCTCTATGTTTCTAACAACATAACTAAGCGCAAATCGCCGCAGCTCTTTATAGTTTTTGTCCAAATCCTTCATATCCCCCATCGTCGGTTATATTCGTCCTGAGTTATCTGGTTAGCCTTTAAATCAACTAACCCACGGCACCATCTACTGCCACATGGCACAGCTAATAACTCAGTAACGACTATACTGGCTTTGTTACAATCTGGACATACAAAATACCACGTTTTATACACTTCCCCTACATTCTTACTCTTTGTTGAGGAATTTCTCGGCAAACTCTTCTTTGGATAACGGTTTTGCACTAACGACACTCCTCACCTCACCACTGTGCTGAATAAGCTGTGTTTCATTCCAACCGAGCTTAGTCTTAACCAGGTGAAGCAAGATAGCCGTATTCCCATTCAAAGCCTCAGCCATAGCCACCGTAGCGAGCCCCTTACGCATCTCACCCTCACCGGCAGCGTACTCATCAGCATAATACTTATCGAGCAAGTAAGGGCTAATCCTGGCCGCTATAGCAACATTCCCCTTAGTCAGTCCCATCCTCGCCATATCCCTAATCTGAGCCCCAATACGGTCACATTTCGTATGCGAAGGACTCTGCTTATGTATGACCTCAACCTGAATTTCGTCATTTTCAGGCGTTAGTTCACTAGTTTTTTCAGTTTCTAACTCAACTTTTTTCACCTCTAACTCATCCATATAACTCACTAATAAAAATAATTTAAAAATACCCTCTTGACATGGTGTGATGTAACCCCCCCTAATAGGGAAGTCCTTCTTTTACACCCCCCTTCTAACGCAACTTCACCTACACAAAGAACTACCTTACCTCTCGTAGCATTGCTCTCTACCTTTACTCTTCTTTCTCTATTCTATTAATAAAAAATAATATTAATAAAAAAATATTTCAGATCTCTATTACGTTCTCTGCTTAGCTTCATTCTTCCCTGCCAGTCGTAACTTTCTCCTACCTTACGCCAAGCAAAGCTATACCTATACTATACCAACAGCCTCGCTATGCGGGTCGCCGCCTGGGGCGTCGATCCATAACCTCGCTTAGCGGTATATTTTTCAACTCTTCAAATAACTCAACTTCAGTTCAAATCGTTTCCAAAATCAAAAACTCTATTACCAGACCAGACTTATAGAACAATGTTTCAAAAAGGGTAGGGAATTTTATATGTGGAGTGAGATATAGCTGTAACCGGTACCCTCTTCGTTTTTAAATTCGTTTCCAAAACGAAAAACTCTATTAGGTACCGTAGGAATATCAGATAGTTACAGGAATCAGATATTGACTGATAAGTCCACTTATCGGTCACAACGTAGCTAACTACGCACACTCACTCATTAATTTAGCAAACTCTGCATGGCTCATACCGCTCATATCATGCAACGCTAGTATCTCACCTATGTGATACATCCGTTTAAACCGCTCACGATAGCGCCATGCCTGTACTGATACACCGTACAACGCCGCTGCCTTACGTTGTGTGAGATTCATTCGTGCACGGAGTCTCCAATATAGGTTAGCCTTTGGTGCAGGTTGAGCATGCCTGTAGTTACCTATCCAATACTTATCGGATGGTTTATCCCTACTCATCATAGTTATTACACTATTGAACCTATTACTCATACAGTAAGTATCATACATCAGTATGGGTAATGATACGGTAACTACTTAGGTCAGACAACGGTGCAGGGTTGCATCACTGTCTCACGTTGTTTCAGCAAGACGAAACTGACTTCACTTTTATTCAAAACTTTCTCAAGTTTTTTTTACAATAATCCGAATCTCTCCCTTGTGTAATACATCATACATAGTATAGTGCGGCTGTTGAGTGATTAACGCTCACCACATAGGAGACAACACCATGGATACAATTAAACACCAACGGAATCACCCATTGAAAGCAGGCCAGCCAGCATCAGAGAAAATCATCTTTGGCGACTATTCCCGTTATGCGGTGTACGCAATCCACACTCGCTTCGATTGTGTATGGTGGATTGTGCAGGATGCTGAGCAGTTAGATCCCATAGTGGCTGACATGCCGGCTATCATCAGACAAGAACCTACCTTTGAGGATGCGATTAACGGATTGTGGACTGGTCCCTACCATATCACAAACAATTAATAATGTACCCAATAGACCCCCCACATGCTGGGGGGTCGGTTGGTAACATTGGGTTACCTGTAACGATAGGGGAAACATATGACGAAACAATATTACGATGAATGCTTAAAACGCTGGGATCATCCCACTGGGTTCGATTCTGACGCCAACTTTGCAGGATATAAGCCGACCGGCTATGTGATTTATAGCCGCAACCGTGACAGCTCGATCCTTGAAGAAACTAACTTTGCCGCCATTCTTGAGGACCTCGGAGGTGAAGGTGACTTAGTACGGGTTATCCGTCATGGTCACTGGGCTTGTGGCTGGATTGAATACATCACTGTATACGATACAGCACCGGACACATTGCTTGATCGTTGTGTCGATATTGTCCGAGCATTAGAGGGGTATCCAGTTTACAGCGACGACCGCTACAGCGAAGCACAATGGGAGGCGATAACGGATTACTGGGAACGTTCTAACCTTCGAGATCGTGCTTACTATTGTAGGGAAGCCGGTGTTTCAATCTTTGCCGCTCGACATGATTATATGCCCGATGCGGTTTACGATGTATTAAGCGAGTCAATTTACTAGGGGACAACATGAATAAAGCACGATTGCGACAACAGTATACCGTATCGGGATGTTGGATCACGGATCTAATTTGCGGGATGTTCATCGGCCCGGTTTTATTCGTAGCCTTAGTCCTATTTTTATCTTGGTAATACTTGCATCCTATGTACGATGTATGGCATCATACAGTGAGTAGTTAATTTTTAGGGGAAACAATATGCACATGACAAACACACCACAGACAGACACAGAGCAACGGATTGCGGCATTGGCTAAGCACCTTGGCTGCGATGTCGCCGACATAAGCGAAAGCACCTACGGAGAAAACACTTTTGACGCCGAAGGCGGGGAATATCTGGTATTGACTGACGACGAAGCCGACAAGCTCGCAGAACGTGAGATTCGGGACTCTCTTTGGGCTTTTAATGCTGATTTCGTAGCGTCTCATACTAAGAACGGCTTATCAGATGAGTGTATCAAGGCTATTACCGAAATGCAGGGTCGTTTATGTGAAAGCGCCTCACCCATGATTGAAGCATTGATCGAGGACATGGATCACTTCATCTCTGACGCTATTTCGTCGGATGGTCGTGGCCACTTCATATCCCGTTATGACGGCGAAGAAGCCGAAGAAGGCGCTTTTTACATTTACCGCACTAACTAAGGAGATGACGCTATGAAAGCATTACTTTTCACACTTGCTATGATTCCAGGAGTGGCACTGGCTCAATTTGACGATGAGGGAAACTATAGGCCAGATTTGGCTATAGGGGTTCAACCATCCTACCCAATAGCCGTTCAGCCTGTTTTACCCGTTCCAAGGGACCGTGGGCCGTGGGGAACCGGCTATAGCGTTGTCACGGAGACGAGGGAACGCCCCGATGCTTGGGGTAGGTTTCTAGGCGACCGTGACGCCACGACGACGACAACAACGCAGCGAGTTGTTCCTAATGATGTTACAGGCCAACCAATCAAAGGCGTAGAGCTTCCGTGGTAATGAGGGCCCTGCCTAGTGATAGGTGGGGTGCTGATTGCCAGTTTGGGATCTGTTTAACGTAAAATAGGGGAAACCATGAAAAAGTATATTTTTTGTGCTGTGGTGTTGTTGTGTTCCGGCTGTACCGGAATCGAGTTGGGTGGACGGCTCGGAGTGTACCGAGTGGACGAACGGCAAGAATCAAGCCGTACCAACGTTGAGAACAAAGTGCCTCTCAAATGCTACTTTGTAAGCTGTACTGAACCGACTAGCGAGCTGAAATAGGTGACACCATGATCGATCAAATCAAACAACTACTCTTCACACCCACGGGAATCATCGTTTCTTTGCTTCATGTGGCATTCTTTGTGGGTGCTGTGACGTGCTGGATAGGGATCCAAACCCAGATCCTCGGCAACGACCCAATCGAGCAGGTGCAATCGTTAGGAAAGCGACGATGAAGCCGGGTCAGGTTAGCCCTGCCGATCTAAGTTGGATCGGTGGGGTTGTTATAGTCGCTATGGCAGCCTGTACGGTGCGCTTGCCTGATGACCTATCCTATCACACCCTTCGCTTCTTTGGTCTCAATAGCGGCCATTCTAGGGCCGTTATAAGCCAAGAGGTGACTAGGGCTGCCGATGCTTACGGCTTAGATCGGAACGTGTATCACGCCGTGATACAGGTCGAGAGTGCCGGCAACGTGAAAGCGGAAAGCCGTGTAGGTGCCCGTGGCCTGTCTCAGGTTATGCCGTTCAACGCTCGTCGGTGTGGATGGCATCCAGATCGCCTGTGGGACCCAACCCACAACGTGCGGTGTGGCGCTCGCATACTGTCGGAGGAGTTAGAACGTACCGGCAACATCCGAGACGCTCTTACCGTGTACAACTGTGGCAAAATTAACTGCAAGGAGGGAAAAGAATACGCTAGAAAGGTACTTTCACTGTCTAAGAAATTAGGCTAGTAAGATGTAAGATGTAATTTATTGGAGACAAAATGAACGACAAACAACTAATAACACAGAATAACGTGGAGATGCTTCACACGTTGCGTAACACAGTCGCACCAGGGTTGACTGATAGCGAATTCGCTTTATTTGCGGAAATCGTTAAAAGCACTGGCTTGAATCCTGTAACTAAAGAAGTGTGGGCAATCAAGGCAGGTGGCCGCTTACAACTCATGACCGGGATCAACGGATTCTTGCGTATCGCTAACTCTCACCCAATGTTTGACGGCATGGAAGTGGAGTTTGAGTGGGACAATAAACAGCTCATTTCAGCAACTGCCAAAGTATATCGCAAGGACAGGCGGTTTCCGGCTGTAGCTACGGCTTATATGAATGAATACGGCAAACAAAGTCCTATATGGAAAACGATGCCATCAGTTATGTTAAGTAAGTGTGCGAAAAGTCTGGCCATAAGAGAGGCTTTTGTGCAGGAACTTGGCGGCTTGTACACCCAGGAGGAGATGCCAGCCGAGTATGCACCACCACGAGCTACGACTATCCCGCAGGAGGCTTTGATCGTTTCGGAGAAAACCAACCGAGTGATTGGGGCCAAGGTTGAGCCAGTTGAGGACATCGTGGACGTAGAAACAGGTGAAATCTTTGATCAGCCAGATGATTTACCAGGTTTTTTGGAAGTTAAGCCAAAAGCTAAGAAATCGAAGGCTACGACGACCTACTACAACCTGGAAACACTACAGGGTGACAAATTGGTCATCGCTGAAACGTATCTGGTTGCCAATAACGCTAAAAGGTTGACCGAAACACACTGGAAGTCACCTATCCGGCTTGAAAAACTGACTAGCTGCATTGATGAGGCTTTCAATGAGTAACGATATACCACCGGCTGATTACTGCCGACCACGCTTTGACAGTCCACGACCCGGCTACAAGCGACACACAATCTTCATTAACGTGGATCTGCTGTGGCGCTGTAAGTCAGTGTGCTCAAAGGATAAAATTAGCTTCACAACTTTGTTAGAAGAGGCGTTGCGTAACCGCATTAACTATCACGGAAAACTAAAATGAACAGTCAGATAACTCAGGACGCAATTACCTTCAGTGAGTCGTTTCTACCGCATCCAAACAGGACGCAGGATCTGAGCGACTACCAAGCTGCATACGAGGAGGGAGCACGGCAAGTGCTGCGCTACCTTCAGCAGTTTGCTTGCCGAGTAAACGCTATAACACCGCCACTGGAATCAAACAGCTTCCAAAACGGTCAGGTAGACGGCATCCTTTGGACCGTAGACCATATCAGCGCACTTTTTGGAATTGGATAATAAAAAAGCCGGTCAGGGGGAAACTCTGACCGGCCACGACAAAATCAATGGAGACAAACCTATGAACGTGTCTCCTTCATTGTAAATCATCACCCCAACAACGTCAAAGTCCAATTCTCATCAGGACTACACCGTTTTGCCTCAGTTCTAAGCGATGAATTAGCCACAAGTTGGCTGTAATCGCAGAAAAACCGCTTGTTTCGTCTGAGGCCGTCTGTAGTGGTTTCATAATCAACCAGAAACACGTTTCCGTCGGCATCCACAGCCTTGTACGTTCCCACCGAATTGCCCGTATGCGTCGAAATAGGAGCATACTCCGGCAGGATGCTGTAAAGCCGCTGGTGCAGGTCAGTAATAATGGGTTTATGCTTGTTTATCATGACGCTCCTTCAACCAAGCTTCAATGTCAGCAATTTTTACCCGGCGATGGGTTTTGAGTTTAAGATGTGGACACCCAGCTTTTAACCAACTGCGGATCGTCATATCAGAAACGCTAAAATAAGCCTTTGCTGCCGTTATCGTAACGTAATTGTTTTTTTCTTCATCTGTCATAAATTACCTTGCGGTTTCTGTACGGTTCTTGTAGATACTAAGTGCTTTTGTAGTCTTTATCAAGGGGATTTATGGCTGGACCGACAAAATCGTGGCGAAACAAAGGAGTTGATATAGCGGCTTGGACTAATGAGAAGGGTCAAGTGTCGTTTACACTTCGTAAGCAGTATTTAAACAAGCAAACTCAAACTTGGACGGATACAAAATACCTATATCAAGATGATTTAAGAAACTTAATTGACCTCCTTCAACAAGCAGTTGCTTGGAACAGTGGCAATGCCGCTGATCGAGAGGAACACAAGTGGGCCGCTGTAGAATCTGGCTCTTTGAGCGCAATAGTAAAAGAGACTGCAAAAGCTGTGAAGTTTGAAGACGACGACATACCTTTTTGATAGGACTTTATGAAACTTTATAGTCTTTTTAGGGTATTAGACGGCAAGTGGGAGATAGTTTTGCACATACTGCGAAACGACGACTGGAAGTTTCAATACGAACCACGACCCGAACTTAGAGCGTTAATTGATGAAAACTACGATGTAACTCCAGACGTTATGGCTAAGTTGTTGTTGGATAACGTTTTACACTGTGAAGTTGTGGAAATTCATCACATGTCAGGTCAAGGAATTGTAGTGAGGCGGTGCGATGATCAAGCCAGTGAGTGAGCTATTTAAAGACCATTTGTGGCGTAAGCTGGAAGCAGAGCACAAGGCGTCTGTAGAGCAGGGCAAGGTAAATCTTTTTACCGCAAATCAGGAAGCGGCCATCATACGGTGGAGTAGTGAGGTACTGACTCAGGAGCGAGTTAAAAAGGAAACAAAGAAGTGAACGCTGACACACCCCCACTCAAGGTCTGGATTAAACGGGAGTACCTTACAAAAGGTGAGGAGTCAGGCTTTGAGGAGGGGGTAGCGTTTGCGGTGCAGTCCATGAAAGGACGAGCACTGCACTTCCACGTTCTGCTTAAATCGGGGGCTCATTTTCGTCATGTCCCTTTACACTGGTTATGTCACAATGCTCCTGTAGTAACCGAAGAGCGACCACTTGAAGCGCTACAGCTTTGGGACTGCTTTAGTTACAAGCCAGTAGTTACCGTATTTGACCTGCTTAGAAACTATCAATGCGAGGCAATACTCCGTGACAAAACTAAGTATAACGCCACTTATTATTGCACAGTTGATTGGCTGCCTGATTGTGATTCTCAGTCTGGTTGGTTGCTACATCCCGACCAAAATAAATGCGCCCATATACTTCTGTTGGAAAACGGACAAATCGGATGTTTGCCAACCAATCGAGTCCTCTTCAAAGACGGATTCTATATCGGAAACGTTCCAGACGCTGCCACCCGTAACTATAAAACCGTGGACGTTGTTTTCACCGCCGAAACCTGCGAGCGATGGTCAGTAGCAGACAAAGAGGAGACTTACTACTAATGGTAAACAGTAGAGCCAAGGGTGCCAGAGGCGAAAGAGAGTTAGCCAACAAGCTAAAGGAGCATGGGTTTGAAGCTCGTAGAGGTCAGCAGTTTTGTGGCTCTAATGGCGATCCTGACGTAGTGTGCACCGAATTAAGCGATTACCACATCGAATGTAAAGTTGTGCAGGCCCTCAACATCGACAAGGCAATGGCTCAATCATTGAACGATTGTCACGATAAAACACCAATATGCGTACACCGGAAAAACCACAAGCCATGGCTAGTTACAATGTTCCTAGAGGACTGGTTAGCTCTAGTAAAAGCAAACCTTGGTCAGACGTTGAATCCGAACCAGGACCAAACGAAATAAACACTCCCGAAGCCATCATGTGGTTGGCCGTTATCGACAAAGCCATTACGGATTACGTTGCGCCAACACCAGACTTATCAGCAACATATGCACAAGGTTTAGATTGGTTTTTTTACGAGCGAACGTCAGTCCCGTTCAACCTGGCTTACATTTGCGATATGCTGTTCGATGACTCATCCAAGGTATCAGCAATTCGTGCAAGGGTCACACGATTAAAAAATAACCCAGAGGAGCTTAAACGCTTCGTTAAGAAACGATATAACCTACGAATCAACAGTAGGTTTTTTTAGCGCTTTTTCTTATCGATCAGACTCCAAACCTGACTAACGCCGTACAATACAGCGCCTCCGACTACAGGCTCAGCAGCCCGAACAAGATTGTGAGCATCAGCCTCAGACACTCCAACTGTAAGCAAGCCACCAGCAGCCAGGGTTAGCAAGTGCCGAATAAGGGAAGCAAGAAATACCGGCATAAAATTCTCCGTGTTCTCATAAACGTGGCGCTACCGTATTTACAATCCCGACGCCGTGGATCAACAAAACCACCTCGGATGCAATTCATCCAAGGCTCCCAGTAATAGGCTAAATCACACTTAGCATATCGGTCTACCCATTTCTTTACGTCAATTGTACGGCCATCAGTGCCATCCATATCCGCTATACACGGCTTAGACAGATTAGGACTTTCTCCGTGGGACTCACAAACGTATCCCTTGGCGCAGCGTTGCCGGTGAGGACTGTCAACAGGAACACACTGAGGCAAAGCAACAGATACCCGATATAATAAAACTCTTCTGGCACTTTCATTTAGGTCACACTCCAAACAAGGACTGACGTAACATGTCAGGTTAGTAGAGCTGCTAAACATCACAGCCAGGTCATTTAACTGCTTATCAAAGTATCCCATCAGCTTTTTATCGTTACGGAGCACCGCACGACTGGCAGAGGCTATGGTATGCCCATAGAACGCCTCATACCGGCCACAGCGACGATTTCTAAGGCAGGGGCCGTTAGAGAGGTGGACTCGCACTACCTTCGGCCTGGAGTCAGCTATAAGCCTTTTAGGGCACTGGCACTCAGTTCCAAACGTATTGGTTAGCCAGGACAGTTTGAGTGTCTCATGGCCACGATACATCTTAACCGTTGCGTCACAGTTCCAATCCTTGTGACACATAGCCAGCAAACTTGGTGCTGCGCTTGCCGTAGGTAACTGAACAACCACCAACAGCATAAACACAACCGCAAGCAGCGGTCTCATTTTTCCAGCACCCTATCGAGCTTCTTATCCATGCGCTCAATCTGAGTTTGGATGTTGTTAAGTTCAGCCTTGAGAATCTGAACTTCCATTGTCACCTGATACTTGGATTGCTCAAGCTCATGAAGCGAGTTTTTAACCGCACGATAATCCATACCAACAATGGAAATTACCACGCCGATAATCGCTTTCACAGCAAGGTCAAACCAATACTTAAGTTGTGTAAAATCTCCGTCCGTCAATGTACCCTCCCGCCGCCATAAGCATCTATAACTACTATTTCTGCTTCGGGAGTGTTCCCCATAAGTTCCATGAACTTTTGGAACGCCGATTTGCTTGCTAATATCGCTGATTCACTGCCAAGTTTGCCAAACTGCAAACCAACTAAAATACAACCATGCGTATCCTTATGCGTATTGCCAGCGTGAATCAAAATCTGGCTACGCTCAGGGACATCCATTACCTGGTAGGTTAAACCAAACTTAGGACTACGATGAAGTTTTAGTTTGTAACGACCCACTGGGATACAACTGATCAACTTTTCGTTGTATTTCCAAGAGTCCTCAAGCGTAACCAACTCAGGAGAGCCGTCGATACAGAGGACGCCCATTGTAGCGCCGTTATGCTCTGTAACTCTGACTAACCTGAGCTGCTTCATGTGGGAGGCACCGGAAATACCCAAAGTTTAGGATCTGGCCCTTGTTGAGGAAGGTCTCGCAATTTTTGACGATATGTTGCCCATGCCTGTTTATTGGCAACAGGCGAATCTGCGAGTTGAGTCCAATCGCATGATGCAAGTTCTCTAGTACGCCAGTTTTTTATTCCTCTTATAATATCTTCGTTGCTTGGATTTGTGCGATCTATCAACGAAGGTAATTTGTCGTCCCATGTTATCATTTAGACGCTCCTATAAATTCCATTTACTAAAATTGAAGATGCACCTAAAGCAAATGTGTTATTGTTATAATTAAATATATTTACTTGCGAAACAGGATTAAAATAGGCATAGCCTGAAACTGAATTTGCAGATAGCCATCCCATAGCATTTAACATTTGAACATTTGTTGCGGCGTTTACCGGAGCTGTAAATTGTACAAAACCGCAGGGTACTACTGTTTGTGTCCATTGATAATAAAGCTGAAGTTCAATAGTTTTTTTATGTTTACGAAACAAACTATGAACATTTACTTCGCTTGAAGTTCCTCCTGCGGAAACGCCAAAAGCCGGACTAAAAGAAAGCCATCCACCAGGATCATTTGTTATTAAAAAGTTAGTTCCATCATAAACCAACTCCATAATTGCTCCGGCAATCCATGTTCCAATAGTAGGATTAGTAGAGTCCTCATTGTTGACAATGTTTTTAGCTCCAACACCGTTAATGTTAATGGTATGTGCTGTTGCAGTTGATCCGGTTGAGCCAAGGCTAGTCCCAACTTTCATTCTAAACTTTTGTCCAGCTTTGTAAGCTGTTATAGCAGGAGTAGCCGATGCTGTTTGAGCAGTTGCTGTTCCGCTTGTAGTACCAAGCCAAATAAAATCACCATCCTGCACTTGAGCAACTTGTGGAGCGTCTGTTCGTGCTGTAGCTGCGCCAAGGTTAGTATGGCGAAAGCCACCATCATTAAGGTTGCCAGTAGCAGCGTTAGAACCATCCTTGTTAAGGCACTGGTTGATACCAGTGGCGAAGTCATCGTCCTGTGTGTCATGGCGTCCAGCCTCAATGCCGATACCAAGTGAAGCATCGCCTACCCAGCCGCCAGTTGCGTTGTTGCCCTTCGTATAGTTCCCACCCGACCAAACCATGTATCCTCCTAAACTAAACTCAAAACTTTATCGACGTACTCTCGTGTTTCTTTCGGAACCTTGACGTAAGCCTTTATATTGGCCCAGGTTGGACGTTTGCCCTCTGCCCTTACCTTAGCCATGGCTCGCTTAACATTGGCTGGTCCCCAGTTGTTTGCTGCCAATGCCAACTGTTTGTCACCAAATTCTTTTAGCTGTACGGCAAGGTAACGACTGCCACCCTCAACGTTTTGCTGCGGATCAAACCTATCTTTAACGCCCATGTCTCGTGCAGTCCCAGGCATCAACTGCATTAAACCACTCGCACCTTTACTACTTACAGCTTTTGGATTCCCACCTGATTCAACTTGTATAACGGCTTTTACGATTGAAGCCGGAGCAAATTCGTCGCCGGTAGGAATGCTGATGTTTTGCTTGCCGATCTGAATCGTTGCTGCCGGCTCTACAGTTGGTTCTGGTGTAGGTGTTGTAGCAGGTGCTAATCGAGCACGTTCAGCTTCAATCGCAGCTTGAATTTGAGCTTCTTCAGCAGCAATGTCAGCTTCTGTTTCAGGAAGCGGAGTTGTCGCTGCATACTCAACTGGGTTGCTAATTATGCCGGAGCTGCGTGTAAATGCCCCTGCTCGTGGCGCAAACGATTCAACTGCGGCTACCAATCCTTTAGCAATTTGGTCTTGAGTAGCACGTCGTGCTGCTTCTTCCTTACCGTACTTGGCTGCATCATCAACATACTTGAGTGCAGTGGCTGGATCGGTTAATGCGTTTGCAAGCGCAGATGCCGTACGAGCTGTACTAGCTTTCATTCCACCGCCAATAAGTGGATTTACAATAGCCGCACCTATTCCAGAAAGATAACCGCCTAACGCCGATGTTAAGCCAGAGCGAGCTATGTTTCTACTTGCGCTGACCGCACTGGCTTCTGCTCCTGATGCCACGGCATCTTTTCCAACACCACCCAAAGCACGAATAAGAGATTTAGCTTGAGTGTCAATGTTTTCAGCAGACAAGCCAGGAACAGCAGCTTTTCCTTCAGTTCCTTGGATTCGTTTTAATATGCCTTCCCACTGATCAAGAACTGGCATAATTGGACTGTCAGCATATACAGCTCGTTTGCTGCGAAGCCAATCAAGTTTTTGTCCAACCGTTTTTTGCTGTACAAAGTCAGCCATTTCAGTTGCAAGTTTATTTGGCTCTAAACCACCTACAACCTTTGCGTATTCGTCCGATACAGCAGACTTTTTACTAACTGAGGTAATAATATCTTCAGGGTTTTGCTTGCGCAAAAGTCGAGCTAACGGCGATAATTGGCCATCGCCTGAGCGATACCAACGTTGCTTAAACTGTCGCCATTCGCTACGAGCAGCTTTAAGAGCGCCAGTGCCTTCTACAGCATCAATACGCTTACCAAGCATCTCTACCAGTCGATCTGCAAATAACTCATCCCGTGAACCATTTGCAGCGGAACGTGACAGCTCAAGAGCTTCGGAACGCAAATCCTGTAGCTTGCCCACAGTAGTCTGCGTTGCTTTATCTGCTTCAACTTTCTCAATCTTTGCTACTAAAGATTTTAAATCGGAGTTTGGTTCTAATACCTTTGTGTCTTTGTAAATTTCTTGGAATACATTATCAGCATCTTTAGCAATACCAGTCGCAGGTGCTGTTATGGCTCGCACTTCATCCGTGAATAATGCACCTGCTGAAGTTCGTTGTTTCTCCCTGGCGCTTTCCAGCAATGTACGAGCTGCTTCACCTGCACGTTTAGGATTAGGGTCTTTTAAGGCAGTCAAAGACTCAGCGGCTGCGTTGATTTCATCAAGTTGCTTACTAGCCGTTTCCGCAAGCTGAACGTTAGCCTGTCCAAGTGGTTGTTTTTGCAATAACGCTTCAGTGCGAGCTAATTGCTCAGAGCCAGTCAGCTGCGGCGTAGTCAGTGTAGACGCTGGCAATCCAGCTTGAACAAGCGCCTCTTTTTCAGCAGCAGCTTGAGCCAACTGCTCACGAGCAACTGCTTGACCAACGGCTGATTGAGCGGCTTCGCTACCAACCATAATCTTAGGAAGTTCAGCGCCAATTAAACGTTGCGCCGCCTCTTCAGTCGGTGGTCCCATTAGGCTACGGTATAAAGCAGCTCCACGACGTGCTACTGGCAATGCAAGACGACCTAATCCACCGGCCGTACGAAGTGCTGTTTCTACGCCAGCGCCAAGCACAGCTTCTTGAGTTCCTTGTTCAATTCTACTTTCAGAAGGCGTTGTGCCAAGTAGGTAATCCAATCCCATTTGAACTGGCACATCTGCCAAAGAGCCTATTGCGCTTCCTACAACTGCCCCCGCAGGAATTGACAGGCCTCCCGTATACGGGGCAAAAGGCAATCCCGCAGTAGCTCCAGCATACCCACCGTAAACACTACCACCAATGCTTGCTCCCTCCTCTGCCCCTACTCGCAAACTTTTTAATAAACCGCTTGGCTTCCAAGCATCTTGCATTTCTTGCAAGCTCATTGTTCCACCAAATGGCCATCCAGCAGCAATTCTTGTCTCTGGAGATAATCCATAAGGGTATGTTGGCGTTGGGGTAACAGTTGGAACAGCGTCAGGCAAAGCCTCAAGCTGTGCTATCGCCGCCTCTTCCTGCGCCAGTAGTGCCTCTAATTCGTCAGGTGTCATTTCACCCCTTTTTGTTTTTCAAGCTGTTGCCGTCGCTCTTGAAGTGCCTTTAATCGTTGCTCCAACGCAATCAATTTATTATCGCCAGTTGGCATTGCTTCAAACTGATATTGCCGTGGCTCTAAATTTAATCTGTTACTACCGCTTGCTGCTTCACGCATTGCCTGAGCTAAAGCAACAGGACTTTGAGTTCCGGCAGAAATCTTGTCAGCGGCTACTCGCAACGTGTCGTTTGCTAAACGCTCCAGGATGTTTGCAACCTCTTGTGGTCCAGCAGTGAAATCACCAAGAGCAATCTTTTCCAGCTTCTCATCCTCAGCACCACGAGTTGCCATACCCGAACGAGTACGGACAAGACGGTCTGCAATATCAAGTGTTCGGCTTTTAAGTTGCTCATCTCCAATGTTGGAAAACGCTTTAACCGCTCTATATTCAGGATACGATGATATTTTTCTAATATCTGCCGCCAAGTCTTTTGCAAGGTTAGAAAATGAAGATGCGTCGGCTGCCGAATCTTTCATCTTAGCAGTTAGATTAGGAAACTGCTGGTCTAATTCTTTTCGAGTATACATACGCTTTTCGATAGCAGCGTTGTATTCTTGCATACGCTTACGTCCCATTTCATCTTTGAGAGTAAGCATTTCAGTTTGCAGCTCTTTAGCTACCTGAGCCTTGGCATTTAACAACGCAGTATTATAGTCGTCGCCTTCTTGCATATTTTGCATACGCAAATCGTTTAGACGACTTTCACGAGTTACAGCAGCGTCTGCACCAGCTTCAATCTTAAATTTGGCCAATTCTTTTTCAAACTGTTGATTGATCGTGTTCTGTTCAGTTTTCCACTGGCGTTGTTTTTCTTCTGAGCCAGCTTTGGCGTCTAAAGCAAGTTGCTGCCTACGCAAAGCCTGTTCGTCTCGTTGCGTCTGGACTTCTTTTCTGCCAGCAGCAGTTATGTTGGCAACATCCACTTTACCCTGATTTGCTAATGCTTGCTTCGCTAACAAATCTTCTAATGGCGTACGCCGAGCTTTAGCCTCTTCCTCAATCTTTTTAAGCTCAAACTCACGAGCAGCAATACCTTCTGGAGTATTATAGAAGGACTGCAATGCTTTCATTTTGCCTGTTTCTAAGCCAATCGCTTCATTGAGCTTTAGTTTGCTTTCTAACTCTCGTGTATTTAAAGCTGTGGCTAATGTAGCCAAGCGTCCTTGGTACAATGGATTATCAATCGTTTTAATGTAATCTGTTCTTTCAGATGCAGAAGGTAAACTCTGAAGTTGGTTTGCATAAGTCATCAAGCCTAACGTATCTTGAGCTGCTTCTTTTTTTGCTTGGTATCCAAGCAATGAAGCTACTAACGCACCGCCAAGGGTGACGCCAAGATTCTGCATCGGACTGGCGTATGGATTAACCAGACTGGGAAGTGCCTGAGCTACACCTTGAGCGCCAAGACCCCACCCCGTATCCAGTGGCGTATACTGTAATCCTGCTAATGCGTTAGTAAGTTCATCTGCCATAATTATCCGGCTGGTTTCATCAGTTGATTGATAAAAGCATTGGCTCCACCTTGCGCTGCTCCAGCGATGCCAGCATTTACGGTTGATTGGCCCCCACCTTGCTGTGGCCCATAACCTGCCATAATCCGAGCAGCTAAAGCCGCTTCGTCGGCGTTAGATCCACCGCCTCCACCACCTTTGGTCATTTGAGCAAGCTTCAAACGATTTTGCATTTCGATTTGATTTTGTCGTGCTTGCCATTGACGCTGCTTTTCAGCTTCAGAGCCAGTAAACTGTAATCCTTGCTGTTGGCCATACAGGTCAAGGTAAGGACTAGCCATTTGGCTTGGCAACAATGCCGTGCCAGTGGCTTGCTGATAACCTTGCTGCTGGTAACCTTGAGCTGCTTGCCATGCTGCGTTTTGTGCGTCTTGTCGAGCTGTGTTTTGTTGATCTGCCAACTGACGTGTCAATGCTTGATATGCTGGAGAGTTTGGATCTAACCCACGCTCTACGAGGCTTTGCTGTAGTTGTTCGTTCTGTCGTGCAAACTGCTCTTGATTCTTACGTTCAAACTGTCCGTAAATTGTATCGTATGCTCGTTGCATGCCCTGCTCAAATTGGGGCTGATATTGTTGCTGGAACGTATTTGGATCAAAGTTACGAACGTCGCCAATACCTTCCTGTACCAAACCCTCTAGACCGCCCTGAATCTGTTGTTGCGGTGTAGGAGCTGCTGGTGCTGCTGGTCCCTGAGTAGTAGGAGTAGAGGCTTTCGGCGCAAAGGGATTTTGCTTAGCTGGCACAAACGGCTTTGCTTGGTTAGCCAAACGCTTACCGTAGCCATCAACCTTGTAGCCTTCTTTGTCTACCCATTGACCATTAAACTGCCAGTTCCCCCGATTAGAAAGTGGAGGAGTTTTAGGGTCTTTAGCCATTGCTGTTTTTGCTGGTGCCATAATTATACCTGTCCACCCATATCGTATCGAACCTCGAATCCTAGTATCTGCATAGTTGAGTTCTTTAGTGAACCGCCAAATCGTACAGCGGCACAATGGCCCTGACCCTTGGTGGCGTATCGGTCAAAGACGTATTCGACCTCTGCTGACCATGGTGGCGGAGTAACGGCTGGCACTGGACTAAAGGGTGCTATTGGTAAGGTAGTACCAGGAGCAACACCCCATGGACTACCCCAGGGAGTAAATGTGCCACTAGGCGTTGCCACTGCTGTTACTGTAGCCGCTCTCTTAAAGTCAGTATCCAAACCAATGTTTAAGGTTACCCCACGCTTCACCTTTAGGATTGGTCGAATGTCCTTGAACGCCTTGTAATTTGATCGGCTGCCATAGAAGCTAAACGCTGACCGGCCACTATAGGCTATAGCTTGGCTCTCAGTCGCCGTTACTGCATCGGCCTGACCTGTCTCACCCTTCCACACAATACCCGTTGAGGATGCGTAATAGGGCTTCTGATTGAACAGACAGCTACTGAAAGCATGTTCATCATTGTAAAGCTGAAACTGGGTCCAACCCTTAGTATCAATGCTATAAACTAAGAAACGGCATGAGTTACCAGTTGTGGGGATGCTGATATATACCCTGCGACCCTGCGGCCAGAAAAAGCCTGACCACTGGTGGTCGAAACTTAATACAGCGGCGTATTGCGATATAAGCGGGTTTACCTTGTGGCTAACGATTTGGACCGCTGCTTCAGGGTCTGACATAAATAGGCCAGAAATTGGGACAATTCCTTGTTCCGTTATAACCCAAACGTCATTGTTAATTCGGACAAACGCCCTATAGCCAAGAGGCCTACCGATATAATATCGAGCCACCAATGCCCAGGATGTAGGGTCGCCAGCATAGGTGCCGTTATAGAAAACAATCTCGCCTTCACTGCTACATGCCCAGAAATAATCTTGGCTGGTCATGCTGGTATTGGTGCTAAAGCTGCCAATGCCTACAAGATAGCCACCCTTAGTAAAGACGTATTGGAAGTCAAAGGATGTAAGAGCAGGAGTGCCAGCAGTTCCAGTTACCTGCAAACCGCCATACCAAACCTTAGCCGTGTTTTCTTCTACGAAATATAATCGTTCTTTATAAGCAGTAACGTTAATGAGATTAGCAGTTGTAACGCCGGTAAAGGTTACGTCAATAACGTTACCAGTCCCCGTATAAACCTTTGCGTTATCCACCCCGTTACACATGTAAAGGTTGTTGCCGTAGGTCACCGTCTGGAACTCACCGTTTGTAACGGTCGTAGCGCCCTTGATTGATGTAGACACCCCAGCAGTTGTTATCTTGTAAATGTTGCTGCCAGTGGCCGCTATAAGCTGCGTAGTGGCATCTTTAAGCTGTAGTGATGTCAGGGTCACAATAGGCGTAGCAGCACCTATATTGGCAAACTGCTCGTAGCCAAGACGAACGGTTGGAGCGTTTGCACCTGGAAACACATTAACGAGTTCCAGAGCAAATGTAGGCTCCATGTTGTCTATTGGACTTACTAGGTCCAAGCCTCCGTATGGAGGTGGCATTGTGAATCCCTGAAAGGCCATTACCTATTCCGTTGGAGTAGTCCTGAAACACTTTGCGGTTGCTGCGCTGCCTGTTGCTGTTGTCTAAACATTTCCTGCATTTGCTGCAAATTTGGCATCGGTGTACCTGGAGGATATCTCAACATCAAATCTTGAACCTGACGTTGTTGTCCTTGCGGGAACGGATACATCTGGTTTTGCATAGGATATGGCTTAGGCCCGAAACCAGTGGTCATTGCAGGACCACCAAAAACTTGACTGTTCATATCCTCATTCGGATAGAGGTTTTGTAAATCAGCCAACGTAGCATTAGGACCAAAGCCTGGAGACATCGGTTGTTGTGGCAGTCGCTGGTTAGGTCTTGGAGCTGGTTGTACGTTTTCTTGCATCACAGCAGCACCCTGCAAAGCGTTTTGAATAGGTGATGACTTTGGAAGTGCTTGCCCCTTGGAACCTACCAGCTTGCCTTGGCTGTTTCGATAAACACCAGGAGACACACGGTCAAGAGATTGCTTATCGGTAAAGTTGCCTTTATCGTCCATTGGACGTGGCTTGCCAGGTAAATGTCGTGCAACACCTGCTAATCTATCTTTTTCAGATTTAGGTATAGCGATACTTACTTTACCAGGCTCTTTTCCCATTGCTGTTTTTCTTGCCATAAAACCCTACTTTTTGCCTATATGCTGTTCAAGAACATCTCTAATTGATTTGCTTTTTTCTTTGCCTTCTGGCGTAGAAACTTGTGGTGTTTTTGCTACTGGCGCTACTTGTCGGCCCTTTGGCATATCAGGTATTTTAATACCTGCCTGTTTAGCAAAAGTTGATTTGCCAAGCATAGCGTTAATGTTTGCAATAACATCATCCTGGCTCTTAGCGTTAGATGTTGCCGCATTTACAAGCATACCGGTGTATTGTTCCAGTTTGAGTTTTCCATCGGCACCTTGATAAATGTTGCGAATCATTGGGTCGATTTGCTTCACTGCAAACTCAGCCAAAGGATTTGAAAAGTCTACGTCCCAAGCGTTACGAGTCTTTTTCTTATCAATGTTTTCGCCAACGTTTTGATATTTAGTTTTACCATCTAAGCCAATGTTAAACTGAGAACCATCTGCAAGCGTAACATTATAATCGTCATCAGCAACGCCGGTCTCTTTTAACAATCCTCGGAAATCATCACGAAGTAGTTGAGCGTCTGACTTGCCAGTCGTCATCATTTTGCCGATGGAGCGTTTGCCCATCATGCGCAATGCAAGGTTAGGAAGACCGCCTAAACCGGCTGTGCCAACCATTAGTCCCGTATTGATATAATCTTCACGAGTGCCTCTGCCTCGAAGGATGTCTTTCATCCCGTTTTCCCAAAGCTGATTCAGACCAATCGCCCCAAGAGCTGCAATTCCACCGATTGCACCAGCGCTCATTCCCGCTCCACCTGCCCCAGCCCCAGCACCAGCCGTTCCTACTGTTTTAGCTCCGAGCAGTGTTGGAGTAGCAACAGTAGAACCTCCCAATGCGCCAGCTCCACCCAAAGTTGTAGGCATTGCAACAGCACCAGCGGTGCCAGCGGCAGTGCCAGCGGCAGTCCCAGCCCCAAACAAACCTTTAATAGCTGGTATGCCTTCTGTTGCAAGCAAAGTACCGCCAACTAACCCTCCAGTTTGCGCAAGTGTCTGCTTCATCTGGTTATTGGCAGCAGCCTCTTGTTGCTGTTGTGGAGTTTTAGGAGCACCAAAACGTTGCTGTACCTGTTGCGCTGCCTGAAGCGGTGACATCCCTTGCGTCTTGAGCCAAAGGTAATAAGCCTGTGGGTCAGACTGCGTCATTGCTGGTTCTTCTATTGCCATACTAAATCCACGTTCCAAACACTGCTACACCGTCACGAGCAAACAAATTAGGTCGTGTAGTGCCACCAGCAAATATCACTTTACCAACTTGGTCACGACTAAATTCTTCATGAAGCTGAATATCAAAACGTGGCTTAACACCTTCCAGTCCGTGAATCTCAGCAAACCGCTCTAAGATCCCCTGCTCAAGCAATTTCTCATTGAAGATGCTTACGTCGGTGTCAGCAAGGAAAGTATTATAAGCACCGTTATAATAGGTCCAAGTAACGCCACCATCTGAAACAGAGCCAGTAGTGTGTGTAGGAACTGTAGCACCTGTCGTCCCTCCTGCTGTCGTTTGGTAGTAGTTACCGTTGTTAAAGCAGTAAGAGCCAGCAGCAAATGACGTTGCTGTCACCCACTGACGAGGCCGTACGCTTCTATCGGCAATATACTCAAAAACAATAATATCGCCGTTGTAATTAGCGCCTGGGGTTGGACTAATAAGAAGCTGATTGTTGCTGATTCCCCGAATTTGGAATCGCTGATAAATGGTAGGGTTAAGTTGGAAACCTCTTATATCGGCGTAATCCTGTTCGCTCATTGGACCTAAAAGTCTCCAACGAGTCGATGAGTTCCAAAAGGTTTCGTATTGGTACCATGAAAAGGCCGCTGGTAACTCATACGTTGCCGTACCAGCTACCAGCGTGATTGACCCTGAAGCGTAACATTTAGGCCAAGGGTAAGCCTCAAAGATGTCACGGTTAATACGTTGCGCAATAGCTAAGAGCTGCTTTGTAGTCGTCTCATTAGACGTAAGGATGTTGGATTCAACCGTGTATCCAGCCTCATTTGCAACGTTCGTAATAACCGTGGCTATCGTCATACTTTCCTTGGTCTACCTCGTCGTGGAGTTTCCTCCTGAGCCTCAATAATGCCTTCTTCTAGGGCTTCATCTGGAACAGATTGGATCACCCCCTTTCTATCGGCACGAAGGTCAATTCCCTCGTTGGCTTCTACACGTTGCATGAAAAGCTCAAGTTTGTGCTCAAGCTGCTCACGACGAGTTGTTTCCCGATCCAAGAGTTGCCGTAACTTCACGACCTCGTTCTGGTCGGAATTCGCTGCGTCTATCCAATCTTGTGCTAATTTGCAGAACTTAGACAAGGGTCCAAGTTTGCGTTTTGTCTCATCGGTAGCATTAGCCAACTGCTCGACCGTCTTAAAGCCAAGATACTGAAGCTCACGCATCGCAGAACCAGACATCATTGGCCATTCAGCCAACGGAGTTCCTTCGACTACAGGCTCGCTACCAGCCTTAAAACGAGCGTAAAGCTCAGGGTAATCGTGAATATCCTGTGGCTCAATCCGTCGAACTGTCTCGTCCATGCCAGGCCATTGAATTGAGATGGATGGAATCTCGTCAAAAATTGGACGACCCTCCTTCAATGACTTTTCACGGTTCTCGTTGTAAGCAAAAAAGAACTTGATATTAGCGCCAGAGTACCGCTTCTTAGGCTGCGAGTTCCCCGACATGATCGACTGCCAGTCTATCTGTGCCATATAATCTCCGTAGTATTACGCAAAAGTGCGTAAATACTATATAGCACTAGCCTTCAACAACGACCACTGTGTTAATCGTAGCGCCACTGGTCTGATAGGCTGTGATGGCTCCTTGAGGAACAAAGCCATTTGTAAACATTAGTCGGTTACCGTTGTCGTTGTTTGTAAGGTTAAGGCAGATGTTTGTTGAGGTTGGAGCAATGCCGGTTAAGGTTTGTCCAGCCAGTCCAATGCCAACATGGGCAGCGGAAGCGTTTTGGATCAATAAAAACTTACGAAACGGGTTAGCAGCCAAAATGGTTGTGCTGGTTGCTGTTGGAATACTGGGGGTAGTAGTTACTGCGTTTCCAGAATATGCGGTCATAAATCACCTAAAAATAGGGGGGACTCTCACCCCCCGTGTATTACAGCGCCTTGGTAAACTTGAGGTAGTAGTAAGATACGCCGTTGGATACAACTACAAAGCAGTTAGTATCAGCGTCGGCATCCTTAACTACGCCTACAAATCCACTTCCTACAGTAGCTGGAGCACCGAACGAAGTCGTAAGCTCTGCTGCTGTTGGAGTTGTGTCATTGACGTTGTTGATTGCTTGCTTAGTACGAACACCAGCGGCGGTAGCATTAACAACGGAGGTATTAACTCCATCGGTAACTGCTGCTGCAAGTTCCGCTGGCAAACCAAGTCCCATGAGGGTTGTTGTGCTGGCCATATATTCTCCCTAAAAAGGGGGGCTTTTACACCCCCCTATCGGTTAGTTCACCTTGAGGTAGCCAGTTGATTTAAGCTCAACGGTTCCAGCTCCAGTAAGCGTAGTAAGTCCTACTACGTTCTGAATCTTGGTTGTTGAAGCATCATCAGCTACACCAGCAGTTGCCGTAGTATTAAGGTTAGCGTCTGCGGCATACGATGCAGCAGCCTTACCCTTAATTCCAGAACCAACTCCACCTCCACCGATTCCACCTACCCATACCCAAAGGTATTCATTGTCAGCGGCAGCCACTTGAGCTACTCCGACTTGAAGGTTGTTAGAACCAGCATTTGTGGTTGTAAGTTCAATAGCTTGTCCATCGTCAGAAATTTTGACGAAAGCATACTGAGCAACAGCACCATCGGCCTGAACGAACATAAACTCACCTTCTGGCGCAGCACCAACGGTACCTACTTTTGCCGGAAGAGGAATAGTTACTCCATCCCAGGTTTTCTTTGCATTAACTCCGAATGATCCAACTTTTGACATATTCTGTTTCTCCTATTCTTTAAGCGTAAATTACAGCCTGAAGTGCAGGAGCAGAGCAGCAGAGGTTTCCTTCAACGATGATAACCGTGAAGAAAGCATCCTGGTCAACCGGACGAGCCATTTCTGGAGCGAGCGGCTTAAAGTCTGCGCCACGAACCATGTCGAATGTCCAATACTTAGTATTGAGAAGTCGGCATGAGTTAGTCTCAAGCACTGAAGAACCAAATCCACCGTCGAATACGAAATCGCATCCGTCGTAGCTAAGAACACGGAATCCAGCTACAGCCTTCTTTGCAGGAAGCTGAATACGCTGAATTGCTGTGAGCGAGCTGTGGAGGTACTTCCAAGCAGTACGATCCATGAGTCCAAGGTCAGGCTGCTCGTCACCTCGTGTTACCTGCGAGATAGCGTCAGTGATTTGCTCCTGAACGTTGGAAGCTGAAAGCGTAACGTTGATTGCAAGGTTACGAGCCCAAAGGTTAGCGCTACGGTCAATAGTTCCGTAGGTGCCGGACGATGGGGATGTCGAAACTGCTTTCTTGATGCCGTCGAACTCAAGTCCACCGGAACCTGTTCCATCGCCACGAAGCGAAGTTGATACGGTGTTCTTGAGACGGCTGATTGCAGCCTTCATCTTCATCTCAGCGAGATCAAGGAGTTGAGCCTCATCACGGTTAGCACGACGCTCACGGCCAGCAATAGCTACAGGCTCATAAACCTGCTTAATTGCAAAACGGAAGGCGGTTGCATCGTCGATTGCTGAAAGGTCGAACGAGTCAAAGCCGGAGTAGAATCCACCTACAGCCGCATCATTGTACATGATTGGCTTACGGAGTTCATATCCGCCGGAAAATTTACGAATAAGACCCTGCTCATCAAGAGAAGCCAAAAGCGGGTTGTGGTGAAGAACCTCATCCGCAATAGCGTCCGATTGATCAAACAGGGTAGTTACGATTGCTTCTTCAAGATTAGCCATTGTAGTTATCCCTTTAGTTTAAGGGACAACCGTCTTGGCTATTCTCCAGAAAGGCGACGCCGCAGGTTGTCCCGAATATCTTTCGTTACGATCCTGGGAGTTCCGCTACCAGCAGAGCCAGATATAGATTTAGAAGCTGCTTTCGCCTTCTGTGTGGCTACTTGCTGCTGCTGTATTACCGGCGTTGTCTGTAGTTTTTGAGCTATAGACGCAAACGTCGGGTTACCGTTTACAACGTAATTATAGGCGGTTTCTAGGATCTCGTCTGTCGAGCTATACCGGCCTGTCGTTGCTAAAGCCTGTACCACGGGGGCCATCTCAGCTTCTAACTGCGCTGCTGTTTCTGGGTCACGGAACAAAGGCTTACGGCTTGTAAACGATTCTACCGCACGTTGATTCATGTACTCAACTGCCTTTTTCTCCTGCTCCTGCTGTATGCTCTTAAAACGCTCTTCAGCGATTTTTTCGGCGTCTGCCTTAGTCAGGTACTCGGTTGGCTGTTGATACTGCTGTGCTTGATTTACGAGGTCTGCTGGAGATAGTCCGTAAGCCTCAAGCCACTCCATAGCGGTTTGCACCGGATTAGCTTGCATTGCTTTGTCCCAGGCAATAGAGCGTCGAGTTACGTCAGCAACGCTAATTCCGTCCTTGGCATAATCTTCCTCGTATTGTTTGATTACGTCGTAAATGCGGGAATTTTGATCACGGAGCTGATTAACCTCCTGCATCTTTTTGTCATACTGCGTACGGGTTTCGTATGCTCTACGATTAAGATAGGTCTGTAATATATGAGAGTTAGCAGGGGTTGGATTAAGAAATGCCTCCTTTTCAGCGGCGTTCATGTCAGCCGGAGGAGCCAATGGAATCCGTTCAGCCACTTGTGGCGTTGCCTCTTGAACTACGGGGCTTTCTGTGGGGCTTTCGTTTGTGGATTCCTCTACAGTTTCTTCTTCTTTTTGGTTCTTAAATTGTTTAGCTAAACTTTGACGTATTGAAAGTTCTGCTGGTTCCTTGTCTACAACAACTTCAGTTGATTGTACGTCGGGTGTGTTATCTTCCATTTCTATACCTATCAATCATAGTCTCTTTAAGTTTGCTTACGAGTTCTCGCTCCCGTGAGCCGTTTTCACGGTCGCTCTGGTAGCCTCTGTCGTAAGCGTCTCCAACCTCTACAGCGCCAGCAGCTCTGTATGCTGCTCGCAGTTTGCTTTTACTTGTATATATTTCTTTTGGGTTTAGTGGATTTCTAGTAGGCTCCATCTCATCTTGAATGAATAAGTCACGAGCGTTTGATTCTACTCGTTTTTGTACCTCTTCTATAGGTACTACTCTTTGCTGTACATGACAGTATTGAAATAGCCTATATTTACTCATTTAATCATCCATCAGCATAAACAATAATAATAATCTCGTTCGCTTTGCTTTTTCCTCGGCAACTAAATTATGTCCTTTTAGAAGTTTTTCTGCCACTTTTTTAGCAGCTAAAGCCTCTTTTTGTCGACCGGCTAAAATTTGAGCCGCTAAAAACTCTTCTAATAGCTGCTCCTCAGTTTTTTGTTTTTTAGAGCGTTTTAGACCTTTGTCTAAAATATCTGAGGTATCGTTGCTCCTAGCCCCGATAAAACCGTTTGGGAGACCGTAAATTAAATGCAGGTGATTTTGAAAGCCACCGTTAATCACTATTTATACCGATAATTGGTTCTGCCGTTGGACTTGTAGTAACGGTTCTTGTCCCCAGTATAGTTGTATCATCAGACTTAGTGACTGATAGGGTAGTTCCAGCAACCTGCGTGTTATGAACGCCTTGTGCCACCATTCCATATAAAGATTTTAGGGTTAGCGCATCCCCTGTGCCCGAAGCTTCTACATTAGTGGTGGAACGACGTAAAACTGTGTCTGCAATTTCATTAGCAGTTGGAATACTGCCGGATGCAGTAACTATTGTAGCGTTAGCTGATTGAATTAGGAGGGCTTGGACTCCTGCGCTGTAGGCGATGGGGTCTCCGCTTGGACCTCCGATGAGGTTGCCTCCTGCGACACGGGCGATGTAATTACCTGGTTGGAAGTAAAGTTGCCACGACCCCAATAGTTCGACGGTGATGCCGACCTGGACACCTGGGCCGAGAGCGTCGAGTCCTGATCCTTTGGCGATTCTGTCATAAATAATTCCCTCTTGAGAAGCCTGTGCTAGTTTACAGGCATCATAAAACGTAGCGCAGTCTATGTCAGTAATACCGTTATCAACGGCTACTAAAGAAGTAGTAAAGTTGAATGTAAACGGTGCAACGTAGTATGGCATTACACATCCAAGTTACGGCTGGCATTAACACTACCTCCAGCACTTGTTACTGATATTGTAGTCGTAAACGGTATGATTGGCGATGCTCCACTACCTTGCCGCACGTCTACTCGACAGTTGAAGTTTGACGCATAAGTAAATGAAACCGTCTCACTCGTGGTCGTGGTTGCCTTATCAATGTAAGGAACAAAAACATCATCGGCAGTTACGATATTTTGAGACAAAGCTGGAGAGAGCCCGTTAAAGGTCTTAGTGCCAGCCGTGAAACTTGTGTATGTATATCGCTCGCCTTTGATACGGATAACACCCGACGCTGGCGTATCTGTCTTTATGGACTCTACAACTGTCAATGCGGTAGCCCCTGACGATGCTGCCACTGGCGTATACTCATC